AAGAAAAGGATGGAACTGAGATCGTTGGAAATCTTATCAAGGCAAAGACTGCTAAGTCGCGTTTAAGCAAGGAGAACAAAGATGTTACGGTGCGCCTTTATTACGATGAGCGTGGTCTTGATCGATATTATGGTCTTCTTGAGTTGGGAGAACTCGGTGGTCTCTGGAAAAATGTGGCAGGTCGTTATGAAATGACTGTTGATGGTGAAACTAAAAAGGTTTATGCAAAAGCGATCTTAAAAGATCCCGAAACCTACTTCACTAGTGATATAATGGAACAGTTGGATACTATTGCGAAAGAAACCTTCTCATATGGAAAAAATTGAAACCACTATTCTTCGTAATCTGGTATTCAATGAGGATTATTCTAGGAAGGTAATACCTTTCATTGAACCAGATTACTTTGAAGATAGATCCGAAAAAGTATTATTTGAGGAGATTACTAAATTCATTGTCACTTATGGTTCTTCAATTTCACTTGAAGCACTAAACATTGAAATTGAGAATCGCTCAGATCTAAATGAGAATGAGATTAGAGAAACTAGAAGTGTTTCAAAGGTTCTACATGATTCACCAGTAGAATCACAATGGTTACTTGATACCACTGAAAAGTGGTGTCGTGATCGTGCTATTTACTTAGCACTAATGGAAGCAATCGGTATTGCTGATGGGCAAGATGAAAAGAAAAATAGGGATGCTATCCCTTCAATCCTTTCAGATGCTCTAGCAGTATCTTTTGATAGTCATATTGGACACGATTATCTTTCAGATTATGAAGAACGCTACGAATCGTATCACAGAAAAGAAGACAAGATACCATTCGATCTCGAACACTTTGACAAAATTACAAAGGGTGGTCTCCCGAATAAAACGCTTAATATTGCTCTCGCTGGTACTGGCGTTGGTAAATCTCTGTTTATGTGTCACCATGCATCTTCGGTTCTATTACAGGGCAAGAACGTCCTATACATTACGATGGAAATGGCTGAGGAAAAAATTGCGGAAAGAATTGATGCTAACTTACTCAATGTTCCAATCCAGCAACTAACAGACCTTCCCAAACCAATGTTTGAAACGAAGGTAACTAACATTTCTAAAAAGACTCAGGGGCAGTTAATTATTAAGGAGTATCCTACTGCTTCCGCACATTCAGGTCACTTCAAATCTCTTCTTCAAGAACTTGCTTTGAAGAAATCATTCAAACCAGATATTATCTTTATTGATTATCTAAACATTTGCGCTTCTTCTAGATACAGACAAAATGGCAATGTCAACTCTTACTCGTTTGTTAAAGCGATTGCAGAAGAACTCCGTGGTCTTGCTGTTGAAGCGAATGTGCCGATTGTTTCTGCGACTCAGACTACTCGTAGCGGTTTTGCTAGCTCTGATGTTGACCTTACTGACACTTCCGAGTCCTTTGGGCTTCCTGCAACTGCTGATCTTATGTTTGCTCTTATTAGCACTGAGGAGCTCGAAGGGTTAAATCAGATCATGGTAAAGCAGTTGAAGAATCGATATAACGATCCAACCATTTCAAAGCGATTTGTAGTTGGTATTGATCGTGCCAAGATGCGTTTGTATGATTGTGAGCAAACCGCACAGGATAATATCCTTGACAGTGGCAAGGATGAGGAGTATAATTATGAGGAATCAAAACCAAAGAAAACATTTGAGGGGTTTAATTTTTAATGTCTAAAGTTGATACTGACAAGTACCTAGAGTTTGTGAATGGAGTTACTAGCACTCCTTCTCAGAATCACGATGCATTTGTCTATCGCGTTCAAGAACTAATTGCTGATGATTTTGAAACTCATCGTCTTCTCACCGCATCTGTGGGTATGTGTGCTGAGGCAGGTGAGTTCACTGAGATTGTCAAAAAGATTATCTTCCAAGGCAAACCTGTCAATGAAGAAAATATGTTCCACCTAAAGCGTGAACTGGGTGACATCATGTGGTATGTTGCTCAAGCATGTATGGGTCTAAACATTTCCCTTGATGAGGTTATTGAGATGAATGTAGAAAAACTACAATCTCGTTATCCAGGTGGATCTTTTGATGTTCACTATTCTGAAAATCGTAAAGAAGGAGATGTATGACTAAAAGAGAGTTTGTAACTAAGTCTGGTGACACTTTTGAGTGGGAAGAAACTGAAGAAGTTCGTAAAGCAGTAGAACGACTTCATAGTGATATCCGTAAACTTGAAAAAGAAAATGCGGAAAATGGTGGAGATTATGGAGTAGGGAAATGAGTAAATCTAAAAAAGTAACTTTAAAACTAGAACCTACTGGCGCAGCAGCATTGCATGGTATCATTGCTGCCGAACAAAAACTTTATACAACAGATCCTAAATGTACGCCCCCTCGAATTGTTGAGTTGCGTAAGATTATGGATGATATTGATAACCAACTAGAAACAATTCTGAACAATGAAACTCCTGACGCTTGAAGATTATCAAAAGGCTGGTGAAACCTTTTGGCCAAAGTATTGGTATGTTGCTAAAGAACTTGGTGAGGATGCCAAGGCAGAAGACATTCTTAAAGTAATGGAAGCAGTAGGTGGTCTTGCACTGAAACTTGCATTAGAGAAAAAAGAAAAAGAAGGTCCCTTTGGATTCAACAAAAAGGTAAACGAAGATGGGGCACCTGTCGTTGAAAAAGCAGAAGATGTTCCACCTGGAGCAGTAGCAATCTTTGATGAAAAATCTGGAAAGTGGGGATGTTATGAACTTGGCGACTGATGCTAAAAATGTTAAAAAAACCACACTCCAAACTTCATTAGGTGGAACAGTTGAAAAAAATGTTCCTGAAGATGTTGTATGGATTGATGATGCTTTCTATGTAAAAGAGACGCGATTTGGTCTTCATGTTAGTATTTTGAAAGAACCTTATGGTGCTCACTTTCTTACAAGTTTGAAACGAGAAGATGTTATTCAAATGACTCGATGGCATCTTAAGTGTCTACAGGAAGGTACAATTGATGACTATTCTAAGGTTATCAATAGTGGTGTTGTTGGTGGTAAGCTATAAATACCTAAAAAAGGGAAATGGCAGGTTTATCTCCCGCACAACTTAGAAAGAGAAATAATTTCTCTCTTTTTAAAACAAGAATTGCTACGAGAGGTGATTTTACTCTTGTTGAGGGAAATGGATCAAAAGTAAAAGTAGATCCTCGCGTAGCAAAACAAATAAAAACTGTTGATGACTTGGTTAATTTTTATACTGTCGGTAATAGTATAATTTTACCGACAACTATGAATAAACAAATCAGATTAACTCAGTTGTATAAAGATTCTGCTTTTTCTGGTAGGTCGCAAAATACAACTGCTGCGGAAGATGAAGAGATCCGTATCATCAGGGAATCTTTATCTAAACTAAAACAAAAACTAGGAAGTGATTCTGTCAACTTACAGATAGGTAAAAACTATTATCAAGTCGTTGATGTGGAAAGCACTCCAGGAACACCCAAATCAGACTTTCATTTCAGAGATGTAAATGGAAGAATGGTTGGATTTGTTTCTCATAAAGATGGTAGTTCCCCAACTGCAATTCAGCAATGGGGTGGTATCACTCAAAGGGGTGAACCTGTATTAGCAGCACATCCAGAAACAAAAGCATTTGTTGAAACATGTAGACAAATGTTTCCTAATGGAATTCCTCCTGCAACAACTGTTGCTAGAAGAATTAAAGATAAAAATTTAAAATTACAATCAGTATATGGAAGTGGATACTCTGCAAATGCACAATCAAGTATCCAAAATGTAGACCTACTACTTCAAGGAAGAGTTTCTCTCCAGAATGTTTCTGGTAATAAGTATAGATTAGTCGCCACTGCACAAACGCATAAAAATGGTGAAGATCTTACGGGAGGTAACGAACCTGTCTTTATGGCAATATATAAAGGTGATAGAAACAACTATGGCATCAAAGATGCTAGACTTGTCATAAGTGCAAAAGGTGGTAGAAATATTAAACAATACATATGAACACTTTATTAAATCACTTGATTTCTCAATATAAAAAAATTAAACATCGTAAGGGTAATGAGTTTAAAAACTTTCTTACCTTTTCTCATCTGTATCTAACAAATGAGAAGGATGATAAATATAAGGAGGCGAAAGTAAATGTACTTAAGTACATTGTTGCCCACGAAAAAGAAATCAAAACAAAATTATTAAAGAACTGATGAAATCCTTCTTTCGATTTTTAAGGGAGTCTGCTTCTCAGCAGGCAGCAAGAATGGGTCTTCAGGGAGACGGTCACGGTGGATGGTATGACCGTTCTACTGGAGAGTTTGTAGCAAAAACCGAAAAGGGAAGATTAAAGTTTTATAATAAGCGTCAGAAAGTTGGTGGAAAAGATCCAGCACAGACGGAAAAAGAGAAAAATATTTCAGATCCAAATTTTGTAGATCCTGCTTTACAGCAGCAAGAACCTGCACCAGTTCCAAAAGAAGCGCCCAAAGCGTCTATGAGTTCTGACTTAGAAGCAGGTCCTCCACCAGTTCCTAAAACTAAAGGAACATTGACTCTTGCTTTTGGCAGATTCAATCCACCCCATGCAGGTCATCTTCAACTTATGGATGTTGCTGCACAATCAGCAGAAGCAGAGGGAAGTGACTATATTATTGTCCCCTCTAGAACTCAAGATAAGAAAAAGAATCCTTTAGATGCTGATACTAAAATTTCTATGATGAGGTCAATGTTTCCTCAGCATAGTGAAAGGATTATGAATGATCCTGGTAACAGATCTATATTTGATGTTTTAAAGCGAGCTCATAATGATGGATATGCAAATGTAAGAATCGTTGCTGGGCAAGATAGAGTCAAAGAGTTTGATAAATTATCTCAAAGTTATAATGGAGCACTCTATCAATTTGATGGTTTAGAAGTTATTTCTTCTGGTGACAGAGATCCAGATTCTGATGGTGTTGAAGGTCTTTCTTCTTCAAGAATGAGACTTGCTGCTATGGAAGGTGATTTCAAAACTTTCCGTTCTGGTCTTCCTGAAGATATTCCACGGAAGCAAGCAATGGCATTGTTTGACACGGTTCGTCAGGGAATGGGTGTTGATCAAGTTGATGAGTGTTGGAATATTTGGGAAATTGCTCCAAAAGAAGATCCACAAAATCTTCGTGAAGCATATATCACCAAACAAGTTTTTAATATCGGTGATCTTGTAGAAAATTTAAATAATGGATTGATTGGTAGAATTATCCGTAGAGGTGCTAATCATTTGATTTGTGTCACTGAAGATAAGATTATGTTTAAATCCTGGATTAAGGATGTACAAGAAGCAATTGTGAATGGAACTACTAAATCTGGGGTATCATCTGATAATAGATTGGTGGGCACTGACAAGTTCAGAAAGTATGTGGAGACCATGGTTCCTGGTAGTAGTTACGGACTACAATTCATAAATAAATACAAGGTAAGAAAAAAGTAATTGATTTTTTCCAATGGGTAAGAATATAGTTGAAGAGTTACCAGCAAGAAAGTTCGCTCCCGCCGCTGCCGCAGCGAAAGGGGAGAAAGGTGGCAAGGGAAAGACAGAAGAGTCTTCTGAGAAGAAAATCCGCCAGGCTGTATACGATATTCGTTATCGTGCCCGTAGAGAAGATATCGATTTGAAAGCTGCTTTTGCTCAATATATGAGCAATAGTTCTTTGAGTCAAGCTGAAAGAACTGCTGTTAGAGCAAAACTATTCGGTAAAGAGGGTGGTGTGAAAGAACAGTTTACTCAAGGTGCTCCTGAGTGGGCAACCGATAATGTTGCTAATGCTCTCTATAAAGTATTTGTGGAGAACGAAGAAAATAAAGAAATCGAACTTGCATACTTACAGCAACTTGATGAAGAAGATGGTGGTAAGTATAAGGTAAGAGTTAAGGATAAGAATGGTAAGACATATGTAAGGTATGCTGATCGTGCTAAGATCACTCAACTTCGTGCTAACCCCAATATTGAATCTGTAGAAATGACTGAGCATGGCGAACCTTACGAGGGTACTCGTAAAAAGAAAGAAGCACCTAAAGGTAAGTTAGATCCTGTCGGTAAAGAAGATAAGGATGTTGACAATGATGGTGATCATGATAAAACTGATAAGTATTTGCTAAAGCGTCGTAAAGCAATTGGATCTGCTATTCGTAATAGAGCAGATAAGAAACTCAAGGAGGCATTGATTACAGATGCAACAGAACCTGAACAATCTAAGAGTGGTAAGATTACTGGAAAGGGTGTTGATAACTATAAGTCTGGGGCAGTCAAAATTGCGCCGCTAGATGCTCAAGATGATCCTTCAGTATCTGCTTCCAAGGGTAATGTATTCGCATCTTTTGCTCACCAGAAGATGTTCACTATGATTGCTGAAAAGAAAGCAGCAGAAAAAGCAGCAGAAGAAAAAGTTGATGAGTCAATGATTAACACTGCTGAGTGTGAGAAAAAACCTGAGGAAAAAGAAAAGGATATGCGTGGCACCTACGCAAAAATCAATATGGTGAAGAATAAACTTCGCTCTATGGGTGCTAAGAATCCTCTTGTCATGCTTGATGATATCAAGGATGATGATAAAGAAGTTGATGAGCAGAT